TTCGGATCTCTACGGATTATTTTACCGACACTGAAATCCCGGATCAGATCAAAAGGGCGCAGGTTGTATTGGCGGTCTACCTGAATAACAACCCAGATGGCATTGGCTTAAGCGGCTTGGAAGATTACAAGAACGTCAAAATTGGCAGCATTGACGTGACGCCGAATTTGGGTTATGGAGCGGTGGGCGCTGACAAAGTGCCGCCAATCATGGAGCGGTATTTGACGGGGCTTAGAATTAGTGGACCAGGCAACTTTTCGATTCGCCGGAGCTGATCATGGGTTACCCGTATCCCAGTGCTGAGTTTATTGATGACACCGCAGCACATGCCGGGCGCTTTGGCAAGATTGTGGCGCTTGAGGATTCGGTGATTGCTAGCCTGACCGCTATGGACTGGACCGGCAACACGTTGAGCGCGATTCCCTTTAAGGCAAGCACTGAAATTGAAGGCGTCTTTACCAGCATCACTCTGACCAGTGGCACTGTTGTTGCATACAGGCTTTGATCATGAGTGACACCAACCACCTGGCTATTGATTACTCAGTTGGCGCTACTTACGTCAGCGATACAGCTACACGCACTGGACGATGGGGCGCTATTCACTTTACAAGCAATACGCATGTTGATGAAATTATTGCCCAAAACTATGACGGTAATAGTATTTCTGGTCAAACATTTAGCTCTGCAACGACAATTTATGGCGTGTTCACAAGTATAAAACTACAAAACGGTCATTGCGTAGCATATAAACTCTGATGGCATTAGCTGTACCGCTACGCAAGGTTGCCAGCAAGTTGATGGCAAAGTTTGGTGGTGTGGTAACGATTCGTGTGGTGACTCTAGGAACTTACAACACAACCACTGGAGCCATTGTGGAAACCACTGCTGATACTGCAGTGCGTGGCGTGCTTGAGGATGTGAACGCTCGTGAGGTGAACGAGCTGATCCAAGCAAGCGACAAGAAACTGACGGTAGCTGCAGCAGACCTAGCAGCAGCACCTAGCACGGCTGACCGTGTAGTGATCAGCAGCGTGAGCCATCAGATTATTAGGGTCACTACGATTGAACAGGACAACACGGCTATTACGCACGAGCTAATCCTGAGGGCATAGTGGCACGACGCATCAACCTATCGCAGATCGGAGGCTACGCCGAGGAAAAAATGGAGAAGCTGCTGCGAGAAGTTGTCTTTGAAACCGAAACCCGTCTAAAACTAGGCAGCCCCGTTGATACAGGAAGATTTAGAGGGAGCTGGGTATTGGGAGAAAATCAAGCATCAGCCTATGACGCAGGAGAGTACCAGCCTGCCACAGGTAAATATCGTGGACAAACGCAACCACCAGCATCGCCTGCATTAGAGAAACGAGTCTCGATCGGTTACCAAGCAGGGCAAGAAAAGATTGGCAACGTCTATCACATATCAAACAGCCTGCCATATGCTTACAGACTTGCTTACGAAGACTGGTCAACGCAAGCTCCTGCCGGTTGGGTTGATTTGATTGGTCGTGAGATGCAAGCATATGCAAAACAACAGGCTGACCGCATTGGGAGGCAAGACTGATGGCAGCCGTCAACCTCAACACCATCCGCTCAACCATCGAGGGCAGGCTTGCTACTGAGCTGGCATCGGCACCAGTGATCCCGGTTGTGTTTCACAACCAACCCTCAACCCCAACACCTAACAGTTCCTTTGTCCAATGCCTTGTCAGCTTTGGCAACAATAACTTCCTGACGATGGGCGGCACCACTGGCAGCAGTAACAGCGTCATCGGTGTCATCGTGATGAATGTCTTTACGCCAAAGGGTGTTGGACCTGGCGCAAATCTGACAATAGGTAAGCGAATCCGTGACCTTTACAATAGGCAAGTAGTCAGTGGCGTTCATTTTGATCCGCCTACTGGACCCGAGGTGGTGGCATCGCCAGCTCCAGAGGGTTACTTCCAAACACAGGTCAGATTGACCTTTGAAACCTTCGAGGATCTCTAACCATGGCCTTCTACCGGGGACAGCAAGGCAGCGTCAAGTTTGACGATGCTGGCTCTTCTGCCGCAGCTATCACCAGCACCCGCTCTTGGTCTTTGACCGTTGAGAAGGAATCGCTGGACACCACCGCCTTGGGCGCTACCTATCGCGCCAATGTCGGCGGTCTGATTAGCGGTTCTGGCACCTGCGAAATCCTTTACACCGCTTCTAGCGCGGACGAAACCAACGTCTTCATTGAACACGTCAATACGGCGAACGATGAGGGCTTGGCTTTGTTTGAGCTATTCCTTGACACCACTGGCACCAAAAAAATCAGTTTTGATGGTGTCATTACCTCGGCTGAGTATTCTGCAACCGTGGGCGAAATCGAAGTCATTACCCTGAACTTCGTGACCAACGGCGCCATCTCTCTGGACATCTGATCATGGCTTTTTATCGCGGTCAACAAGGCACTGTCTTCTTTGACAAAGCCGGTAGCGGCGGTCTGTCCGAGATCGCAGCAGTGCGGTCATGGTCAATGACCGTAGAAAAGGAATCGCTGGATGTGACCGATCACGGCGACACTTATCGTGCCAACGTGGGTGGTCTGATCAGCGGTTCGGGCACCATTGAACTGCTGTATGACGCCCCTGGCTCTGGCGACAAGCTAGACCTGATCAAGGACGTTAACCAAGCCACCGACGAAGCTGATGCAGCTTTTGAGCTGTACTTGGACGAGACTGGCGGTAAGAAGATTACCGGCACGCTTGTGGTGACAGGCTCTGAATACAGTGCTACGGTTGGCGAGATCGAAATTGTGACGGTTAACTTCGTCACATCTGGTGCTCTCACCCTTAGTATCTGATGCCTGCTGCTACACCCCGCGCCGTTGACCTGCTCACTGGCGCTTTTGATCTGAACCAGCGCCGTAAATTCAGCGTCACCAATGATGCTGGGCAAGCGGTGCTGGATCTATATTTCAAGCCAATTACCCGAGCCGACCGTAAGCGTGCTGGCACCTTGGCTGGTTCTGAGGAAGCATTGGACATCAGCACGCAGATGCTGTGCCAAATGGCTGAGCTTGAAGATGGCACCAAAGCGTTTGCCTCTGCTGATGCTGCCAAACTTCAGCGCGAGCTGCCTGAGCGTGTGCTGAACGAGCTGGAACTGTTCCTGTTCGGGTTGGGTGGTGACGGCAGTTTGGATGAAGCAAAAAACGACTAGAGGAAGACTCTTGGTTGTTCTTTGAGTTCTTCCTAGCTACTGAGCTTGGCATGACGGTCAGCCGCTTGCGCAGTGAGCTGACCGATGCCGAGTTTGTGCATTTTGCTGCTTACTATGAAGTGAAGGGTAAGCGGGAAAAGGCTGAGATGGATAAGGCAAGGTCTCGTCGATAAACTGGGCACATAAGGAGGCATTGCCGTGGCTGTTGCTGTTGTTGACGTACAAGTAGGCATTGGAAATGCCCTTAGCGCAACACGGCGACTCCAGAATGCTGCCAGCGCACTGCAAGTTGAGTTTCAGAAAGTTCAGGCTGCCGCTAGAAACGCAGGCGCCAGTGCCATTCAATTTGGACGCAATCTAGAACAAAACACTAGAAAACTGCGTGACCAAGCCACCACAGTTCAGGGTCTTGTTGGCGCTTATGCAGGCTTCCGCACGATCAAAGGTGCAATCTCTGCAGCAGTTGAACTTGAATCGGCAGAAAAAAGAGCAGAGCTTTTAACGCAACGATTCACTAAATTATCTGGCATCCAACAAGTTGCCGCTCAATCAGCCGATAAGTTTCGGCTTAGTCAAACTGCCACATTGACCGCCTTGGTTGACCTCGGCAACCGCTTGGGACCGCAGGGTGCAACCATCAATGAAATCAGAGATGTCTACGAAGGGTTTAACACCATACTTGCTATCAACAAGGTTTCGACGCAAGAGGCGGCTGCTGCTCAGCTTCAGTTGAATCAAGCCCTTGGTTCTGGGCGGTTGGCTGGGGATGAGTTCCGCTCTGTGAATGAAGCTACGCCTCAAGTCATCGATGAGATTGCAAAAATCCTAAAAATTGCCCGTGGCGAAGTCAAGGACTTTGCTGCTGAAGGCAAAGTTACAGCGCCAGTTTTGATTCAGGCTTTACGCAATATCAAGGAAAAAGGCGCAGACGTACTTGAACAGTCTTTTGACACAGCCGGAGGAAGATTGCGTGCCTTTCAAAAAGCGCAGGTAGAGCTTGCAGCGGCAATCGGAACACAATTATTGCCAGCCTTCACGCCACTGCTCACAACGGTTACCAACTTAATTGCAAAATTTGCTGCCGCTCCTGGACCTGTAAAAGGATTCACTGCTGCAGTCGTTGGTATTACTGGCGCTTTGGTGATCCTCGGTCCTGTCATCAGCGGCACTATCACGTTAATCAAAGCGATTGGCGTTGCGACTTTGGTTGCAGCCGGACCATGGGTTGCATTGGCGGCGGGTATTACTGCTGCCGGTGTTGCGTTGGCAAGTTTTCAAACGCAATCGCAGAAAAGGACAAGTGCGATTGGCGCGGCGGCATTAACTGGCGATACCAAAGCACTTAAGGAAGCGAGAACAGAATTAAAGAATTTGCAGACACAAATTGATAAAACAAAAGGACCAAGCGCAGGTGGCGGCCAGCGTTCTGCCGGTGGTCAAACCATTGCGAATTTGAAGGCTAGAGCAACAGTTCTTCAAAGCCAAATACAACAAGGCGAAGCAGTAGCCTTGGCGGCTGCCATGCCAGATGGCTTGCAAACATTGCCGGGAAGTGATGAGGATAAACCTAAAAAAGGTAAAAAGCCGCGCGAAAGCCAAGTACCTGAGCTTACTCGTGAGCTTGCGCTGCTTCAACAGCAAACTCAATTACAAGGTTTGCTAGCTCAGGCAGCGATTGCTAAAAATGAAGAGGATCGAATCAGGCTTGAAGGAATAGGCCGTGAGACAGAACTTCTTCATCAGGCATATGCGATTGAACAGAGTTCTGTACCGTTGGCTGATAAGCAAATTGGTATTGCAAAAATTGCTGAAAAATTAAAACAAAGCCAAATCCAAACAGCACAGGAACTTGCTCAGTACGACCTGCAACAGCGTGAAACCGGCGTACAACGTGTTCAGCAACTTATGGACGAGCAGAAAATACTGGAGGCAAGAATAAATGGCAATGAAGCAGAAGTGATCTTACAACAGCAGTTGCGTGACATATTGAAAGACACCAAAGGATTGAATGAAGGAGAAGTAAAAGCAATACTGGAACGCAACCAAGCACTTAAGCGGCAAGCGGAACAGGCTGAGCAGTTAAAACAAATTTATGCCGATGTTGGCAACAGCATTAAGAGCGGCGTTGTTGAGGCTATCCAAGGCGCTATTGATGGCACCAAAACACTTCAGGAGGTCGCAACAAATTTATTGAACAACATTGCAAATAGGTTGCTGGACGTTGCTGTCAACCTTGCTTTGTTCGGCGCATTGTCTGGTACGGGCACGGGTGGTGGCTTACTCGGCGGTTTGTTTAGGCCGCGTGCCAATGGCGGTTCTGTTATGGCTGGTCAGGGGTATTTGGTAGGCGAGCGTGGTCCCGAACTGTTCATGCCGGGTCGCAGCGGTGGTATCGCACCTGCTGGCAGCTTTGGTGGCATGGGTAACGTGGTGGTGAACGTAGACGCTGGCGGTAGTAGCGTGCAGGGCGATCCTGGACAGGCAAGCCAGCTCGGCAAGGTGATTGGTCTTGCGGTACAGCAAGAATTGATTAAACAGAAGCGCCCAGGAGGCTTGCTCTCTTAATGGCTACCTTTCCTGCTATCAACCCAACCTACGGCGCTTCTAAGGCCAACCAACCGATTGTCCGCACGGTTCAGTTCGGTGATGGCTATGAGCAGCGTCTAACCTACGGTCTAAACCAAAATCCAAAGGTATGGACCCTGACATGGCAGAACATCACTGAAGCCAACAGTGACACCATTGAAGCGTTTCTAGATGCGCGTGCAGACGACAATGCCGCGTTTGAGTGGGCGCCTCCTGATGAGGCAGTGACTTATAAATGGGTCTGCCCGCAGTGGGACAAAACGATTACATATAACGGTCGGGCAACAATTACGGCGACGTTCCGCGAAGTATTTGAACCCTGATGGCATACGCATCTTGGGCTGCTACTAATAGCTACAGCGTTGGCAACATCGTTCGCGCCACCACGCTGCAGGCTTCTGGCTTGGTGTTCCAGTGCCAAGTTGCTGGCACTAGCGGCGCTACTCAACCTACGTGGCCAACGGATATTGGCAGCACGATTGTCGATGGCACGGTCACTTGGGTTGCGATTAGCAGCGTCTTTGATGAGCTGGCTGCGATCGCACCTAGCGCGATCATTGAACTGTTTGAGCTGCAGCTTGATGCAACGTTGCACGGCAGCAGTGATGTGTACCGCTTCCACAATGGCGCCAATGCCAACGTCACGGGCAACATCATTTGGAACGGCAATGCATACACGCGGCTGCCGATCAAGGCGGAAGGCTTTGACTACAGCAACACTGGGACGCTGCCGCGCCCGACGCTGACTATTGCCAACCTAGGCGGCACCATCACAACGTTGCTGCTGCTGGTGAACGCAACCACTGCAGGCAACGATCTGGGCGGTGCCAAGGTCACACGTATCCGCACGCTGAAAAAGTACTTAGACGGTGAAACTGGCGCCGATCCGTATGCCAAGTTCCCTGATGAGATCTGGTTTATCGATCGCAAAGCAAGCGAAAGCCGCGATGTCGTTAGCTTTGAATTGGCAAGCAAGTTTGATTTGGCGGGCATCAAAATTCCTCGTCGGCAGATCATTGCCAATATTTGCCAGTGGCAATACCGAAGCGGTGAGTGCGGCTACACAGGCAGCAACTACTTTGATGTCAACGACAACACTGTCGGCGTGTTGGCCGAAGACCGTTGCGGCAAGCGGCTCAGCTCGTGCAAGTTGC